ATGGAGCGTGAAGCGCCGCAATAAAGAACAAGGTTTACGTGCTGGTCTACCTGATCTAGTGTGCATTGTTAACGACAACCTGATCTGGATTGAAATGAAGAGCACTAAAGGCGGCACAGTTAGCCAAGCGCAGAAAGACTGGATCGCAGCCTTAGAAGCTGCCGGTCAGACAGTACGGGTATGCAAGGGTGCAGAAGCAGCGATAGAGTTTATTAAAGAGATTGAGAGGGGCGAGGAATGACCAACTCACAGCCTAAAATCGTTTTTGTAACGGAGTATACAGGTGTGCTGTTTACGCAGTGCCCTGACAACCCACAGTGCGTAATAACAAAAGATGGGCAACATATCGTAATAGACCCATATGGAGAAGCAAATGACAAAAGTTAAAAAACCAGCCTGCCAGTGTACCAAAGGCAATAACACAGATTACATTTGCCCTAGTCATTGGAAAACCGGAAAGGGTATATATGCCTAAGAAAACCTACAACGAGTACCAAAAAGAATACCGAGACAAGAACCGTGAAAAGATACGTGCCTACAACCGTGAATATAAACGCAAACAAAGAGCTTTACAGAAAGCTACCGAACCCTACCAAGCTGAAGGTGAGCCAAAGTGAATGATAAGGATTACATAGTCATCTGGCTAGTAGGGTTTATCTTTCTGGTAATTCTAGTTGGCACTACTCTCTACATATTCGGTAACACAATAATCACCACCACAGTAGAACTCAGTGAACCAGTAAGTAAAGTAATGAGTGAGGAGAAATAGAATGAAGAAACAATATATTAACTCAAGCAACATGAGTCCATCAGCAATGCTAAGTACACCATGGCTACTTGTGGTGACAGTAAAAGTATTTGACTTGCCAAGCTGGGTGTATGGCGTAGCAGGAACGCTCGCAGTAATCTTGCTTGTAACATTTCTAGCAAGGATATTTACCGAAGAAGGTGTTGACCTTGTTAAACGCTAAACTAACTAACCCAACAGTAGAGGAGAAATAGCATGGTTTTAACTCAAGAAATTCGTGATGAGATTAGACGGTTGATGGAGTACTACGCTAAAAATCCAAGCAACTCTAATAAAGCCTTGCACTCGATGTATGCACTATTTGAAGATGAAGAAGTCTTTACTGACCCCAACTAAACACGAAAGGAATTGAAGCATGAGCTGCAAACAACACCAAGATGTAGAAGTTTACGGTCTTTATGGACAGCGCGGTTGCATGGACTGTGTTACTCCGACCCAACAAAGCGATGAGCTGGATAAGATACTACTGCTATACAGCGAAACTATTGCAGAAAAATACGGTGCAAGAGTCGGAACGGTAAAGTTTAGCAGAGAACAAGCCAAGCAAGCTATCCAATCCCTCATCACCCAACAAACGCAAGAGGCGGTAGAGGCTGAAGTACACGAAGAAGCCCTATTACTTATTAAGAAATATAAGAAACTAGTACAAGCACAATCAGAAGTTATAGCAACCCTAAGAGCTATGCTAGATACCCAACTCAAAGCCAACACTAATAAGGAAGGACAATAACACATGGCAGGGATAGATGATGAGCTTGACACAATACTTCGTGAAGTAACTGGTGAGTTTGCTGCACAGTATCGCTTACGCAATGAAGCCAAAGAAGCATATTCAATAGAAATCGCTACTCGGCTGGCAGAAAAAGCAAAACATACCGCTAAGAAACAACTTAAAGCACTCCTCACCACCCAACAGCAGGAGTTACTTGATAGGGTGATGGAACGGCAGCAGCTCTATAACGTTAAATCGGTCAACGGTGTACTGCTTGAGCCAAATACTGGCTTATTCCTTGTACCAGTCCCAGCAATCAAAAAGATTAGAGAGGAGTTGTAGTATGAGCACAGAAGCAATTAAGATAAGTGTTGAGTTCAACGTAGAGGAAGCATACCGTTTTCCAGATGTCAGATTACGTCTTTTAATTAGAAAAGCCGTTCTTGACGCAACCGAACATGATGTACTGACGATAGACGAAGCAATCAAAATTGTAGAGGACGAAGCAGAGTATCTAAACAAGAGACTTAAATCGTGAACCCCACTAACAATACTAAGGAGAAATCGTGAAGAAAAAAGAATTAACCAAACGAGTACTCACTATGACTTTTGGTCGTAGACGTTTATGGGAAGCGTGGCTACGGGGCAGTCTCACTGTCACAAGCGAGTATGACCCGTCAGATGAAGGCTTCTATATTGGGTACGAAATGGGCAAATCAGCTGATACTAAGGAGCTGGTATGCCCTCACGGCACGAATATGCTCAATCCACCAGAGATTCTAGGTTGTCCAGAATGCATAAAAGAAATACTAGAGGAAAGCGAAGGTAAGTAGATGAGTAGATTGTTTTTTATAGTAGGTAGCCTACTTCTAGTGCTGGCAGTGTTTGTCGATAACCCTCAATTTATTTACATACAAGCCTGTGCAGTATATTTAGGTGCAATTTACATGAAGCTAGAAGAACAGGAAGGTAAGTAGATGCTTATCAACCTAGATGAACACGAACTCAAAGCAGTTATCTTTGCGGTTAAGTCCGATCTTGAAACAGTAAACAATGACATAGAAGAATATGCCGGTGAGGACGAGATACTCCTTTCTGCTTTACAGAAGTTAGAAGAAGTAAACCACTAGCTTTTACAGTAGTTATTTGGTATAATACATCTAAGTCAACATCTCTCGTGTGCGAACAATTTAGCTTTTCTGTTGAGGTCTTCTGAGGAAGTCCTAGTACTTTGCATACTTAAATGTATGTTGACTAGGAGTTTCACGGCTATGTGCATTCTGAGACCCACCTTTTTCTCACTTATACGTGCGAGCAAAGACTAACCCTCCTAGCTTGTAAAAACAAAAACCAACCGTGAGACTTCGACAGATTAGCTAATAGCGAGAGGTGAATAAGGGGGAACGTGAACTACATAGACGAGTTATCTAATAAGGTAGAAGCCATCATGAACGGCAAGAAACTACTCATTGTTCGCTGTAGTGTTTGTAACCATCCTGTAAACGTTGACACTATCGCTGACGCAGATCAAACATATATGCATAGGAAGTGTGTGGATAAGTTGTGAATAAAGACGAATTAAACCAAGAGCTATCCTTTTGGCAAGAACAAGAAGCAGCTATGTTAGAAGCCGCTCTACACGCTAGACAACAAATACATAGAGTCCAAGTAGCTATAGGAGCTATTACAGTAAACGAGCTAAGAGTAAGAGGTGAGCTAACCTTTACACCTTATGACTCAGAGGGACGGTATATCGAAATTGGCTAAGCCTAAGCTAACAATGAAGCAAGCTAAGTTTGTTAAGGCCAAAGCTGAAGGCAAAACAGGTACTGAAGCAGCTATGATTGCTTATGATGTGAAGGATTCAAGAGTAGCATCAGTCATCTCTGCTGAGAACTTAGCTAAGCCTAGTATCCAACAAGCCGTCCAAGAGTCAATGGAACGACAAGGATTAACAGTTGATCAGGTGGTCAAGCCAATAGTAGATGGACTTCAAGCAACAAAGACAGGTTCTGCTAACGGAGCTGTTTATCCTAGCACAGAACCAGACCACTCAGTACGGATAACCGCCGCTAAGACCGCACTAGAACTTATGGGTGCTAAGTCTAGGGGCGAAGCCGGTAACACCACAATCATATTTAACAAGGGAGACGTGGTTAAGGATAAGTATGTCAAAGATTGACTACAGGGGTTTTATACAAGATAACTTCTTTATCAAAAACAAGCATGGTATATTGGTCCCCTTTAAGTTCAACGAAGTTCAGAACCTATGGTACGATGACCTTCAAGATCACTATGGTGAAGAAATGCAAGGGATCAGAGAGAATGATCTTAAAGGCAGGCAGTTCGGTATTAGCTCGGTCATTACAGGGATCATAGCAACGGACACAATACTTTCTGAGCTAGGCCACATACCCATCACAGACTCAGATGTCTACGGACACAAAGACAGTGAGACAGCGGCACACTTGGCACGCTTCAACCTATTTCTTAACTCCTTCCTTATCCAAGACCAAGGTGGAACGATTGCAGACATGGAGGAGAGGGACGCTATCGAAGCATTACGCAAGGAGTTCCTTCGTAAAGACAAGGACGGGCATATCGTAACCAACAAACGACAGGCTCAATATCACGCACAGACGGCTTCAGCTAAGGTCTCAGGACGAGGTGGCACAAAGACTAACATTCACTGGACAGAGCCAGCATTCTACTCTAATACTCAAATCCTAAACGCCAAAGAACTGATGACTGGTGCAGAGAAACAAGTACCTGATAACTTTGGAAAGATATGGCGTGAGTCAACAGGCCGCACACTGGCAGATTACTTTGCCTCAGAGTATTACAAGGGCAAGGAAGGACGTGGCGATTACAGATCACAATTCTTAGCTTGGTATCTATACAAAGACTACACAAAACCAGCACCAGAAGACTGGTCGCTACCAGATTATTATCGTAAGCTCGTAGACCAAGGTTTAGCAGACATAGACCAGTGTTACTGGCATTACTCGAAGACGGACGGTCTAGAAGACAAGCATGAGCTGAGAGAATACCCTACTTACGATTTCGAAGCATTTATCGCTGGTGGCAAGCCGTTCTTCTCTAAAGATGCGTTGATGTACTACATGGAGAAGATACAAACTCCACTTAAGGAGGCGAAGTATGTTCAGGCTTTATAGAGAACTTGAGAGGGGTGAGTTCATTGTAGGCTTTGGTGACTGTGCACAAGGAGGTGATGATAGTAACTTCGCTACGTTCATGTCTAAGACAAACATGGATATACCGCTTGTATTCCAAATGCATGGAGTTGCAGCAGAGGCCACACCCTATATACGTCAAGCTCTTGAGTGGATATACGACAAGACCGGAGTTAAGCCTGTGTTTGCTTTCGAGAATCAGAATGGTGGCGCAAGTGAGATGTACAACCTCAATATGACTAATCAAGAAGGTAAGTTTAAGCTCTACCACCCGAAAGATTTAGACGGTGTAGATAAAGACAAGCTTGGGTTTGATACAACAGGCGTTACTAGGCCAAAGATGTTAGGAGAGTGGTTAACAGCCTTCGACTCTAGACTAATCAAGATCTATGACAAGGAAATGATAGAACAGCACCAGACATTTATTGTGAATAAGAATGGCAGACCCGAAGCAGACGCTAACACACATGACGATGGTGTGATGAGTCCAGCTGGAGCGTACCAACTCTATCAAACAGAGAACCCACCAGTTATCAAGAAAACAACCAGACCTAAACCAAAGAAGACGAGGTTCCACGTATGATCGACCTATCTACACCTAGACTAGACATCACCTCATGGCGAGATAAGAACGAGCGACTATCAGACCGTGTGAACAAAGAGATTAAACGACTAAACGACTCGCTTATATTCATGCCTATGCCAGCAATCCTAGAGATGAGACAAGACCAGTACGACGACCTTATGAAGATAGCCAAACTACCAAACATGTATCACCAAGAGGAGAGGATGTACGTCACCCCTTATAACGTTATGGAAGTGCGCGTTACTAACCGTTCAAAACTAACATTCAAAGAGGCTCAAGCACTATCAGACAAAGAGTTTGATAAGTGGGAAAAGTCAACAGAGGGAGAGACAGATGACTGATACACCGAAACACACTAAGATAACCAGCTATAACGTGAATGATGACGGCTCTTTAGAGGTTGTAGTTGAATCATACTTTGATGAACTAGCCAGCCGTAAGCAAGACATAATCTCTAAAGTGAAGACTGACTACAACAACTTCTATGCAGACCTAGTAAGTTGTACAGATGTTATTAAGAACCAACAGACTAAGGAACTCCACCTTGTTATTACTGTAGACGAGTGGAACAAACCAGCTCTTATTACCAAACAATACACAGTACGCAAAGAAAACTACAATAGACGTTAGAAGTATGGTATAATACACCCTATAGCAGCCAGCGCAACGTCGACCCTGCACGGAGTCGAATGCGTTGCAATTCCTCACAGATGAGAAAGAGATTTACGATCTTTACAATCAGGGTAAAGACGAATCTAAGATATGGCGTAAAGATTACCACGAGTATGAACGCCTAGCAGAGAACGGTCTCATTGATGACCTAGACCCTGACCTACCTGAAACTAATGACGGCACGCTTGCCGCCAGTCTTTATAAACTACCTAAAAGAATCTTCAACAGCGCTAAAGTAGGGCGTGCTACTGCATTGGATGTGGATGATGCGTGGATAACTGAACTCGCTAACATGCAGTGGGAAAAGAACATCATCCCTAATGCTAACTCACAAGCGCCATTTCACCGCAAGTGGAAAGATGCTATCCGTAAAGCGGCTATCTATGGCTCAGTACCACTTGTTACTTTATTCGTAGAGCGTGGTGACTACATCGGTACTGACTTTATCGTAGCTCAGCCACAAGACGTAACACTCGAACCTAGCAAAGTATCAGACAACGATTCAGACCTAGTCTTCTGGGATGTGTACTTCACTCAGCTACAAGTTAAAAACCTACTTGAGCGTGCCAAAAAAGAGAACAAAGAAGCTAAAGAAAGCGGTGATGAAGACTCCTACAACAAGTGGGACATCGAAGCATTAGAGCAAATCATCAAGTCTAAAGACGAAGAAGTCACTCGTGACGCTGATGAAGACTACCGCCATGACGAAACAGACGCAGCTAAGCGTAAAGGTGTTAAGTTCTGCACCGTATTCCAAAGAGGTGTTAACGCTCCATTCTACATGTATCATCCTGCTACTAAGAAAAAGGTGCGCGAGTGGACTAACCCTGACCCTACTGGTGATATACCTGTTCACTTCCTCTACTGCTACCAAGACTTTATCAACCCGTACGGTGTTGGAATTGTCAAACTTGCAGGTGGTACACAGAACGTCCTTGATTACATGCGACAAGCTGATGTACTCGCTACTCAATTAGGCTTCCGACCACCACTCCGTATTGCTGGTGATACATCAGAGACAGACCTTGATTCACTTGTTTATGCACAAGACGCTCAGTGGATCGTAGGACAAGCAGATGTACGAAGAGAAGAGATTAGCTCTGCTATCTATCAGTCGCTCCCTGACCGTATCTCAATGTATAAGATCTCACTTAACCAGATGATACCAACTGGTGATACTTCAATCTCTGCTGGTTCTGGTGATACTGACTACTCCAAGACCCCGGCTGGTGTGAAGTTCCAGCAACAGTCTCTATCTATTGACGATGAAGACTTCAAAGACAACGTAGACATGACCTATGAAGCTGTAGCGAAGTCTATGATTAACACCCACTTTGCCAACATGCAAGGCTCTGACCTCATGCGTCTTAACGATGAGGAAATGCAACTGCTATCCAAAGCTGGTCTTGAGATACCTATGGACGAGACAACAGGCGAGCCACTTACTAATGAGCTTGAGATTCTATGGGACGAAGCACGCGCAACCTTTGACTTTGAAATGGACGCAGAAAGTGACCAGGCTAAGGATGAAAGCGAACGACTTGATGCACTCATGAAGGTAGTAGAACTTCGTACTGCTGACCCAACACTTGAACAGTCTCTACAACTTGCTGGTAAGAAGTTAAACATTGGTGAACTGTTTAGCGAGATTATCGCTCTCACTACTAAGAACGACAAGATCATCGAAGACATTAGCCCTGAAGACATGGCTGCTCAAGAAGAAGCCGCTGCTATGGGTATCGACCCTGTTACCGGACAACCCCAAGTAGACCCTACTACTGGTCAACCTATGCAGATGGAACAGATGCCAGAACAGCTGCCTGAACAACCTATGGAACAGCCTGTTGAGAGCGATCAACCACAGCTCGACCCTGAAGACGAACAAGAACTAGTAAACATTCAAGCAATTATGGATGAGTACGACGTTAGCCCAGATGTTGTTAGCCCAGATGTTGCTAGTGCTATGCGTGAAGCAGAGATAGGTGGTGCTGACCAAGAACAAATCATGATGCTTGCTGAACGACTGATGGAAATGGAGGCTGCAAATGCGTAGTGACGAAATCCTATACACCGGAAGTAACGGAGTAACTGCTGATAAGAAGCCCACCGCACGTGAACTCCAACGAGAGAAAGACAAGCAAGCCATTATCAAGCTAAAGCCTGCCGCTGAAGTAGTGCTAGAAGCTATTGCTACTGAAGTTAATAAGGTTACTGATATACGAAGCATCGTTACTGAAGTTACCAAATCACCTGAAGAACTATCTATTGAACTGAAAGCACGCAGTCTCTACCTCAGTTACCTAAACAGTCTTGAGTTCAAGATTAACCAGTTGGTTAAGAAAGGTAAGAAGTAATGGAAGAAGTTGAAAAGCCTCAGTCATACGAAGAGTACCGTGAAGCTGTTAAAGAGAAGCAGTCTAACCTGACATACGAACAGATTAAACAACAGATGCAAGCTCGTAGTGATGCCATTGTTGAACTGGATAACTTACCGAAACAGAACCACATCTGGATTGATAGAGGTTTGAAGATGACGTGTGAGTATGCAGGACACCCCTGGCACGAAACATTCAAAATTAGAAAGACTACCGTATGAAACGCTTTAAAAAAGACGGACATACCAACCACTACATGTATAGAGCGTTCACAAAGATGCTGTCTCGCTGCAACAACCCTAATGATGGGGACTACGCTCACTACGGCGCAAGAGGTATTAAGGTCTGTCCTCGTTGGGACGGCGATTATGGTTTTCAGAACTTCCTTGAAGACATGGGCGAGCGTCCTAAAGACATGACACTAGACCGCATTGATAACGACGGCGACTACTCACCAGAGAACTGTAGGTGGGCTGTTCGATCCACACAGGCACAAAACACTCGCAATCACAAAACGAACATCACTGGTTACAGAGGTATCGGTTGGTGCAAAGCGGCATCAAAGTGGCGTGTACGCATAAGTGTCGATAATAAACAGATTTATTGTGGCGTGTTTGATGATATTGCCGAAGCAATTCGCTGTAGGAAGGAGGCCGAACGTAAATACTGGCAGCCCGTCTAGGTGCATCTGTTGGGTAGTCTATTCCACCCTTGACTACCCTACAGGTCTACCTCCAGACCTAAGTTCGCAACTAATAGCAGAGGGTCGCACCCTTAAAAGCAGAAGGAGAGTGTCATGCCACAAGCAGACAACACAGAAGACGTTACTGATGTAACGCAAACCGAAGATACAACCGTATCAGAGGACACATCAACTAACGAGGAAACTCAAGACACAGAGGTTGATCTGAGCCTAGAAGATGATGACACATCATTTGAAGACGAAGACGACGATGAAACAGAAGAGTCCGAAGACAGTGAAGACGAGAAGACGGACACCGAACCGACTGAAACTGAGGAAGAATCCAAAGAAGATGAAGGCACTGAAGAGCAATCTGATGAGTCCGAGGAGACAGCGGAAGACACAACCGCTGAAGAAGAACGTAAGCGCTATAACGCTGAAATGGCTGCTAAGCGTGTTGCTGAGAAGCAAGCACGTGAACAAGCCAAATACCAACAGCAACAGGAATACCTCCAAGAGGCTGAAGACGCTAAAGACCTAGCATTACGTCAACTCCAAGTAGATGCCTATAACAACAAAGTGGAATCAAATAAGTCGAAGCTCGAAAGCGGTATTGAAAAAGCCGTTGCCGGTATAGACCTATTCCGCGAAGGTTCACCAGAAGTGAAGGAAGAACTAGCCCGACGCATCGAAGACTTCGAAGCTAAGCATGTTCAATACGACACCAATGGTGATCCCGTACAAGTTACAGGCGACGTGTATGAATATTTACAAAGAGAAGCGGACTCTATACAGCGGATTCTGAATACAGGCGCAAGACAACAGACTAAAGCAAAGAACAACGCCAAAAGCCGAACTGAACCTTTACCTAGCCGCGCACCTAAAGAACCGCCAGTAGACCCAGACTTAGCCGCCTTCGATGAAGAAGTCGCTAAATGGGCGTAGTCCGCATAAGAAAGGGCTAAACACATGGCTATTAACTTAGCAACCAAGTTTTCTCCTAAAGTTTCACACATCATGAAGCACGGGCGAAAAACAAAATCAGCTACCAACCAAGATTGGGACTGGGACGGCACTAACGCTATCAAAGTCTACACTCTGACTGACCCAACAATGGGCAACTATACTCCATCAGGCGCTAACCGTTACGGTTCACCAGACGAGGTACAGGACACCGTACAGACATGGACACTATCACGTGACCGTGCATGGACGAAGACCATTGATAAGTCTAACTACCAAGACACAATGATGATCCGTAAGCCAGCTGCTTACCTAGCACAAGCTACTAAGAACGTATTGATTCCAGAAGTTGATACTTACATTCTTGCTGCTATCGGTACTGCTGCTGACACTGCTAACCGTGACGACATCGTTGCTGACGGTGCTACAACCTCAGCTAACGCGTACACGAACTTCCTAGCAATCAACGCTGACATCACCAACAACGAAGCTCCTGAAGAGAACCGTGTTGCCTTCATGACGGCTACTTACTACAACTTGCTCAAGCAAGGTGGTTTCGTACTCGATAGCGACTCAGGTCAGAAGAAGCTCGACTCTGGTGTTCTCGGAACTGTTGACGGCGTTAAAGTCGTTGTAACTCCTAGTGGACGTATGCCAGCTAACACAGACCTCATCATCACTCACCCTAGCGTGACTGTTGCTCCTGAGAAACTGATTGACTACACACTTCACAAGAACGCTCCTGGTATCTCAGGTGATCTACTTGAATACCGCCACCGATATGACGCTTTTGTTGACACCAACAAAGTAAACGCCGTCGGTAGCCATAAGACTGCTTAATAAGGGGGAAACATGGCAACACAATTAACACCACTAGAACAGGTACAGGAAGACGCTAAGCGATTGACCTTAAAGCGAATAGCTGAACAGGAAGAAAGCAAGGCGTGGCAAGAGTCCCAAGACCGAACAGTCTCTCTTGACGAAACGCCTGAAGTGGAAGTCAAACCAGAGGTTGAAAAGCCAAAGGCGAAGACTGTAAGTAAGAAAGGCAAGAAATAATGGCTATAGACGCAACAGGCGTAAACCTACCGAACTTTGGCTACTTAACCAAAGAAGACATTTCAGCCAGTACATTAACTACTGACGTAAATGACAGCGGTAAGGTTCTAAACTTCACCCATGCCACACCAACCGTAACAGTACACGCAACAGCAGCAGGACAGACCTTAACATTTCGTGTCGGTGCAAACCCACAAGTGCTAACAATCAGCCCTCAAGCTGGTGATGGTATCTTCGGTTGTGATGCAGGTGGTGTAGACAACAAAGACATCGTCTTTACTAACCAGCCAATCGGAAGCTTCGTCACCATAGTTGGTGGTCGAACAGAAGGTTGGTGTATCTCAGCAGTTAGCGGTACGTTCACTGTCGAGGCTTAACATTAACCACTAAAGAAAGGCAACTAAATGCGATCATTGAAAACTGGTCTCACGCAGTACGGCGCAGTAAGAAACACTGAAGCTCAAACTGCTGAAACAAAAACAGTTACCGTTGCTGAATCTGGAAGTGTGTTTGTACAGACTCGTAGTTCAACTACCGTAACCTACACACTCCCTGCCGCTGCTCCTGGTTTGGAATACACATTTGTTTGCGGACACGCTAACAGTGAAATCCTGATCACACCAGCATCAGGCGACGCAATCGTAACAAAAATACACGCCGCACAAGACGGTACTGCACTTGCTCCAGCAGCAGGTACAGGCATCAAGAACACAGCCGCTACAAACGTAGCGGGCGACTTCATCAAGTTGGTATCACTCGATGGTACGACTTGGTACGGAGTTGGCATGGCTGGTCTGTGGGCATCTCAATAAGATAACCAACTGGCTCTTTACGCCACTGATTACAGAGCGATACGCATGACTGTAACGGCACTAAAGAGCCAACC